GTAGTATTTTTACATAAAGCATCTTTTCCTAGTGCTGTGTTTGAAGAACCTGTTGTGTTGCAACTAAGTGAGTTTGCACCTACTGCTGTGTTAGTAGCACCTGTTGTGTTTAAATCTAAAGCGTTTAAACCGACAGCTACGTTATTATCTCCAGATGTTAATGCACCAAATACTCCTACACCAACACCAGTATTTCCATCGGCAGAATCTAAAGTTCCTGTACTAGAAGTACCTACTAATAAACTGTTTGTAAAATTTGTTCCACCTTCTTTAGAGGTTATGCCTACACCTGATCCATTATTTTGTAAGGTTCCAACTACATTAATAGTATCACCAGACGCACCAATAGTAATAGTATCACTACTTTCGTTAATAATATTATTACCGGCAGTGTCTTGAATAGTGTCTACTTTTAAAATTGACGACATATTAGACCTTTAAATTTTTTAATTACGCAGCTGTATGTGCTTTACCAGCAGCAATAGCAGAATTAGCAGCAGTCATGTCTTCAGAAGTCCAATAGTTTTTAGCAACCATAAGTTCTAGGTGTTCAACGTTTCTATCAACAGCTGATTGTCTATCAACAGCTTCTTCGTCGGCCATTTGTGTACCAGCGATTACGCCATTAATTAATTCAACACTGTGTCCCATAGCTGTATAATCTTGTGCTATTTCTTCTGCAGTTTTTATTTCACTCATAATAGTTTCCTTGTTATTTAGTTGCACATGCAACGGGTTTAAGTTTATCAAGATTCTTGTAAGAATCAAGAATTAACTTGGGTTCTATCATATTATTTCTCGGGTCGCTATCATTATATTTAGCTTCATCCCACTCATTCCCCATATGAAACTGTAGGTTTTTATTATGAGAATAACCAAATTGTATCCATCTTGTTGAACCCCAAACAACTACACCATGTTTATTTGCTGATGGTGAGAAGTGCTGTAAGCAACTATCAATAGCCACAAACCCTTCTGCGTCTTTCAGCATTTCATGTAAGTGTGTCCAGTGTAAATCACATCTAATTGTACCATCATAATGAGGTTCATTAGGTAAAACACAATTGATAATAGTAGTATCTTTATACTCTTCTCTTAACATATTAATGACTTGTTGAGCTAAGAAAGGTTGGTAATTTCTATTGGGATTAATGTTTGTGTATTGATTATTGGCATTAAAACCAGCTTGAGGTTGACCACCAGAGAATTGAATCATTATATATTTACCAATCTCATTCTTAGTTAACCATTCTTTAACACTATCTTTATGATGATCTGTATATAATTTAGGGACCATAGACGGCGTATATTCAACATCATGATGTTTACAATAACTTTCAATAATATGATGTTTACCAAATTGAAAATTAGATTTGTAAGGCTCACAGTAAAATATATTATCTGATGCCATTATTCTTGGATCTGTTAAATGTAGTGTTTGCTCTAATACTAATTTGACATCTGGGTTACTGGCAAAACAACCTATGTAAGGTGTGTATATTTGCACATCTGCTTTCTCTTTTAACTTAGGTATCAATGCACTAAACGCTGTACATTTACCAACTCCGCCTTCTACGACATATGTATTTAACATTCTCTTCTCTCTTTCTTTATTTGTTTTTTAGTAATTCTATTTCTTTTTTTAGTTCTTTGATAGCATTAATTAAATAAAAAGTTAAATTACCTGTATCTACTGTTTTAACTCCTGTTGATTCTTCTCTAACAACATCTGGTAAAATAGTTTCTATTTCTTGTGCAATAACTCCTAGTTGCAAACCTTCTTTTTCAACAACAGCTGATTTTTTAAATTCTCCAAAATCTGTTATTTCATCTAATGTTCTGTACTCAAAATTTTTAATTTTAATTTGATTAATTTTATCTAAACCTATGTTGTTATCTACAATGTTTTTTTTAATTCTTCTGTCAGATGTTGTGCTTAAACTGCTACTATTATTACCAGCAAAAATTCCACCACCATTTGCATCTATAAAAGATGTGTTTTGTCCTTTACCAGTAGAAGCTGATGATTTTGCAGCAATAACTATTTCTAAATTTCTACTTGCAGCTGAAGCTGTACTTTTTTGACCAATCATTACATTACAACCACCTGTAGTAATATTACAACCAGCTTCAAATCCAATCATTACATTACTATCTCCTGTTGTTGAGTTATATCCAGCCACAGGACCAACTCTAACATTTAAACATCCTGTTGTAGTTTTGATACCAGCATTATGACCAATTGCTACATTACCATCTCCTGTTGAGGCAGTAGTAGAAGCACCAGCAGCAAAACCCATAGCTACATTATTTGAACCTGTTGTAACAGTTATTCCTGCAGCTCTACCTACAAATACATTGCAATTACCAGTAGTTGTTAATGCACTTGCACCACAACCAATTGCTACATTACTATTACCTGTTGTGTTAGCAGCTAAAGCTGAACTACCTATAGCAACATTGATTGAAGCTGTAGTATTTGAACCTAAAGCATTTGTACCAACTGCTGTATTGTCAGCACCTGTTGTGTTGACATCTAAAGCTTCAGTACCAATAGCAACATTACTATTTGCTGTTGTGTTATCATTTAAAGCTAAATGTCCCATTGCTACATTGTAAGCACCTGTTGTGTTAGCTTGTAAAGCTGCTGCACCTACTGCTACGTTATTAGATGCTGTTGTGTTTTTAAGTAAAGCATTATTACCTACAGATGTATTTTGTGCGCCTGTTGTGTTACAACGCAAAGATTCATTACCTAAAGCTGTATTTCCATCTGCTGTTGTATTTTTACATAATGCAAGATTACCAAATGCTGCATTGTTAGCACCTGTTGTGTTAAATTTCAATGCTTGTGAACCTACAGATGTATTTTCTGCACCTGTTGTGTTAGATTCTAAAGCTGCTTTACCAACAGCTGCGTTATTTAATCCTGTTGTGTTTGTGTATAAAGCATCAGTACCAAGTGCTGCATTACTAGAACCTGTTGTGTTAGAAAATAAAGCTGCTTTACCAACTGATGTATTATTTGATCCTGTTGTGTTAACTTTTAAGGCTTCAAAACCTAATGCTGCATTGTTAGCACCTGTAGTATTTGTTGCTAAAGAAGTTGATCCAACTGCTGTGTTTGGTGTACCTGTTGTGTTAGACTCTAATGCTTGAAAACCAACTGCTGTATTATTTCTAGCTGTTGTATTAGTAACTAATGCAGCACAACCAACTGCTGTGTTTTGACAACCTGTTGTGTTATCTTCCATAGCTCTAAAACCAACTGCTACATTAGCAGCACCTGTTGTTGTAAGTTTTAAAGATTGAGCTCCAACTGCTGTGTTGTTAGAAGCTGAAGTGTTACAAAGTAATGCTGATCGTCCTACAGCTACATTGAGAGTTCCTGTAGTATTAAATGTCATTGATCTTCCACCAACAGCAGTATTATCTGAGGCTGTGTTGGATTCTAAAGAAGAAGCACCAACAGCTACACTGCAAGAACCTGA